TTCTAAGGGATTGATTATTTCCTCATATACTCTAAAAGGTGTATTTACTCCTATTCCTGGGGGAAGCTGTTCATATAATTTTATTACACCTGTACTAGTAATATTATCAAATATACTATTAATAGCTAAGCTAGTGACTCCATTACCAAAAGATAGATTTAAATCTTTAACAAAAGCAGTGGTATTAAAAATATCACCTAATAATAATATTCTATTTTTAAGACTAACATCTGTAAGGACATTAGAGTCGACTCTAATTTCAGTTCTTGAAGGAGATACATCAGATATATAAAATTGTTTTCGAATACCTTTAGTTAAAAGTTTTCTTTGAAATGAAAATGATAATTGATACTTACCACTTCTATACCCATAGTCTCTTAAGACTTGCTCATAATCAATATCAATAGAACTAATTTGATTGTCAGAAGGATCTCTAAAAGAAGAATAATCAGTAAATAATTCATCACTAAGTAAGATATTTCCATTTTTATCAGATATAGTTAATGCAATAGAGTCATTCCTCTTTCCAAATCTCCTCAATAATAATTTTGAAGGAATTTGATCTAAGTCACTTTGACTTATGGTTTCTATGGATGTTGTATTTGTTATTGCCATTATATCTTAATTATCAGCCTCCTATATTATCATAAGCAGATCGAATTTGATCTTTCATCCAATCTAAAATTCTAAATAAATCCCTTTGATCTTTATTAGATGATCTGTCATCAATATCTGACTTCCATTGACTATACTTTCTTCCATTTTTTCCATCACTTTCTTTTTCATAAGCTTGCTTCAGATCTTTTCTTGGACCATTCATATTACTATTTTCGAACGCATTAGATGGAGGTGCACCATTAAAGGCTAATTCAGACCTAGAAGTACTACCATCACCTAAATGATCAATTCCAAAGTCTTGTAAAGTGACACTATCCTTCCAATATATAATAGGATCGTCTATATTCCCTCCTATGAGACTTAGAAGTCGTTCTCTTTGATCAATTTCATCAAAAATATCTCCTTCACCCTCAGCTTCTGCAGATTCACCTGATGCTTTAAGGGTATTTAATTCTATTAATAGAGTTTCTACCTGACTTTCTAAATCTCTTATTTGGTCATCTTTATAATCAGTAAAATCATTCACATAATCCATACTTTCTTTAATAAGAGTTGTGTGGGAAAGAATGCCATCTTGAGGTATATCAAAAAATAATTGGTAATATTGGTCAAAAAAACCACTTAAATCAACTTCTGTTCTTTGGGGAATAAATTCACTTATTGAAGTGTCTACTCTTTGAGTAAATGCTTTTTTACTATAAATAATTTTTTCAAATTTTATTGCACCCATAAGAAGTTCCGTAGGATCTTCATCTCCTGGAGGTACAGAAATTGAATCTTCTTCTGGTGGATCTTCCTCTATAGGAGATTCATCTACAAAAGAGACATCTCCTAATTGAAATATTTTATCTCCATTAGGTCCTCTTCCTTGAGTGGATGGTGGTGGTGGTGGGGTTGAATCTCCGTAAGCCATTATGTTTTAATTACTTTAAAATAATGATTATCGTCATAAATTTGAATACCATCATTATTTTCATGTTTAAATAATAATTTATAATATCTTTCTTCCTGTAAACCATTCATATATATCTTAAAATGCATCCCTTCTGCATCAGCACTTAATTTAGATTCTTCACCAAAAGGTATTAGTGTTTCCTCAGTGGCGTAATCTACTAATGAATAATAAGATTTACTTGTAAAATATTTAACATCTAAGAAATTTGAAGATGTAACAAATTTTCTTGTAGGGTATAATTCTCTAACATTTAATCTAAATTTATATTCTTCTGAGGTTCTAAATTTTTCTTTATTATTTCTTAGTGTAACATATGTTTCACCGGTTTTAATAATTTTACTATCTACTGCTGAGTCAGTATCATATATTGAATCATCCCAAGATATATCTAAATATGGTGGGAATATTGTATGGGTATCTACAGAAAAGAAATTTAATTCTCCATCATCTATAGCTGTATGTTCTTGTGAATCTGCTCTTTTAATTAAAAATCCATTATTTTCTATTCCATTAGGATAGGTATTAGAATATAAACTATTACTTATATGTTTTAAAACTGGATTAGTTAGATCAAATGATAGATCCAAATCATCTCCATAACCATAAGTTCTAGTTACTTCAAAACCAGAGCCAGTATACCAATTACCCCCTCCAGGTGAAGCTGCAATGAAACTTCCAGTTATACCATCTCCAAAACTTGATGTTCTCCATTTAGTTCCTAAAGGATCATTTGATATTGCATCTGGACTTCCATCCCTATATAACCATGAACATCCATCAGATATGGTTGGGATATTATCATATCTACCGGTTCCATTATTCCAACTTCCCGATATAGGGAATACTTCTAAATTTTGGTTAATACTTAATTCTCTATGTTCAGTTTGATAGAGATTTAAACTAGCTGAAAAAGACCCACCTGTTACTGTGTTATTTATGACATCATTTATCTCAGATTGTTTAAATTGAATTAAAATTCTACTAGGGTAATAATTTAGATCTGTATTTGATTCTTCATCTTGAAGAGTTAAAATTTCATCAATACCTGTGTTAAGAATTGCTCTAGTAGGATTAGAATAAATAGTAGTATCTTTTTCGGGAAATATAAAATAATGTGCCATAATGTTATGTTGTTACTCTACCAATTATATCTGTGTTAGGATTTTTTAATTCAAAAATACTAGGATCTAATGAAGGATATATAGTGTTGTTTCTCGTTGCTGCTTCAAAACTATATTTAAATTTTGAATAACCCGAGATATCACCAAATAAATTAGTAAATATTATATCATTTACTGTTTGAACTCCAACTGTATTATATAATAAACCTGTTACGTCCCCTATGTTTATAGGTTGATTTATTTGCCAATTATTAATTCTAAAAAATGCTTTCATATTATTTATTGAATTTAAAAGAACTTGATCATTAGAATATCCCTTTTTAACAGTGATATCAAACTCGACTTTAAAATTAATTATTGATGCTTCTTTAATATTAATAGCATCTGTTAGCATTCTATATTGTTCTAAATAAGTTGCTAAATTAGTTTTAGCAGCTACAGATAAAGGGGATAATTTTCCAACATAATTATATCCTAAAGTATATAAATTTAGGGCATTTGGGTTAGATATTCTTTTATTAGTATCAAGGGATATTTGAGTATCTTGTGTTATATATGCTTTTGCTACTTTACCAAATTGTGGAGGCATTGATAATGCTCTAAAAATATAATCTTCTTTAGTTACAGTTCTTTTTTGAGCTGAGAAATTTGCCGCAGTATTTAATCTTATATCTTGGGCTGAATCCCCGGGTCCTCCACCCGTAGCTGGTTTTGGATTATTACAGGCTATTGATGTTACTGCTGTGTTAAATACATTCGCATCCGTTCCTCCTTTTGTGGGGAGGACAGTTAATGATCCTAATCTATTTATCACATTAGCATTAGCATTTGAGTTTATACCCCCACCAACTAAATATGTTACTGTTAGGGTTGTGTTAGAGGGGACTTCCCCATATGCTTTAGTATATAGAAAGTTTGAAGGATCATAACTCATATCTAATAATGATCTACCATCATTAATTCCCAATCCTATATTATCTGGGTTTGGAATAATAGTTGTATCATCACCACTTATAGATCCGGCGCCAAATTGGATTTCTAGATTTTTATTAGATCTAAATCTTGTAACAAATCTTTTAGATACTTTTTTAGTTCTTAATAAAAAAGGGACTTGATTTTGATATTGTTTTAATGTAGGGTCATTTGCTTCAATATTAGGTACTTCTTCAAAAACTGTTTCTTGGGCTAAATATGGGACTTCTGTCCAATCATTTCCTTCAGAATCTACAATTGATTGAATTCCTATTATTTTAGAGTCATCTAATGATAAGGTTTTAAATCTTTTAGCTTCTCCTATTGCAAAAGTTACTGTTTTTAATTCAGCGCTAATTGCTTTAGCTTTTTTCTTTAAAAGGAAATATTCTGGTTGGGTACCATCAAAAGAATAAATTGTTTGTTCAGTAGGATCGAATGAAGAACTAAAAGCAAAATTTACATCATTTTGAATGATATATGAAACTCCACTATTATTGTTAGGTAAAAATGAAGAATTTTTTCTAATTCGGCATGTGTAATCATAGTCTGGATTTCCATTACTATCAGCAGGAATTTGTTGAAATATTTCTAATTCAACTGACGCTGGGTTTGAAACTACAGGAACATAACCTAATGTATATGCTAATGAGTATAAATTTTCTCTTTCCTGAGCATATTGTAAAAATGTTTCTTGTATTTGAGCATCTGTGTAAAACGACAATACGTCACCAACATATGATGCCATTTCAATAAACATAGTTCCAGGACTTCCTTCAGAAAAATCATTAACAGTATCTGGGTAATATATTTGAGCTAAATTAATAAGGGCATTTTTAAAATCAGAAAAATCCTTATTAAGATAATTTATAGTTTTACTATCTGGTGTGCTACTTGAATATGTCATTATCTATTAATTAAAATTTTCATTAGTAAAACTTAAAGTTACTGCGTCTTCTTCATCATTATTTACTAATGAATAATTAACTGTAACAAATAATTTATGGCCTTGTACTCCTCCATCTTTTAAAGATATATTCTTGATTTCTATTTCAGGAACATATCGTTCAACCTGAGGATTTACATAATTCCTAAGATCATCTCCCCCAGTTTCCGTTTGTTGTTCAAACAATCTATTTTTTAATCCTGC